ATGGGCGGCGGCGCGGCGGGGTATCGGGCGGCGCGCGAGCCACGTGCGGGCGCGGCCGAGGCCGGCCAGGCAGTCGATGCGGCGGGCCAGGAGGATCGGCAAGCCGCTCCGGACGTTGCAGGCACTCCGGACGCTGCTGCTGCTCCAGCGCCGGGCGCGGCGGCTGAGTCGGATGCTCCGGTACCGAATCCAGGCCTGGATGCCGTGCGCCGCGAATTCGATGCCCGCATGTCGCAGCTGCAGCAGGAAGAGGGCGGCGAGCCCGAGGTGCCGCAGTCCGCTCCACCCGATGGCGCGGCAGCCCTGGCGCAGCAGCGCGCGGCAGAACAGGACCGGCGCGATGCGGAGAACGTAGCCAATCGCGCGGTCGAATTCCCAGACGACGAAATCTTGCAGTCCACGGGCGCGGCGCCTTTGACTCCCTCGCGCGCCATGGGGCTGGACCCTGCTGCCGGCTCTCTGTCCGCAGCTGCTGCCCTGGCCGTGGACTCCGGCGCGGCTGCGCAGGCCCAGCAGGCCCAGCAGGCCAGTGCCATGGCCCAGGCCGCAGAGGAAGCCGCACGCGCGCCAGCCAAGAAGAAGGCATCCGAGCGCCGGGTAACTGCAGACCCTGCCACCGGCGAGATTGCTGGCGGGGCCCTTGCCACCTGGACCGATGAAGACCTGTCGAACGCATTCCGTTCTGCGCAGGCCAAAGAGGTGCGTACCCCGTTGGCCCTGGAGCTGCAACGTCGCCGTGCCGAGCGCGAGAAACAGGGCCGCGGTGCCGCTCCAACCCCCGCCACCATTTCCACCCCCCAGCAAGGAAGCATCGATGGCACACAAGCCGATCAAGCCCAGCCGCCGCGCGCGGAATCTTCGCAGGCAGCAGGAGCGCAGGGAGCGCCGGTTGCAGGTCCTGCAGCTGCGCAGGGGCTGACCAATGGCACCACCTCGTCTCAGCACGATGGCGCGCAAGCAGGTGCAGCGCCAGGCCCGCAGGCTCAAGCGCCAGTCCAAACAGCAGCCCAGCGCATCGATGCCGGCCGCGCGGCCTGGGCCAGCATGCCCACCGCAGAGCGCAAGGCCCTGGCCAAGCGTGTGGGCGGTGTAAACGCTGCCATCAAAGGAAGTCTCCACGGCGCGCGCTGGGAGAACCTGAATGCGGAGCTGCAGCTCCGTCTTGCTGACGCCATGCAACCGCAAGGAGCAACCAATGATTCAACCGCACCTGCAGTACGGCTGGCAGATGAACGCCCACCAGGCCCTGGGGCTGCTGCGGAGGCTGGGGGCGGTGAGCCGACAGGACGCGCGCCAGATGCGCAGCCTGCTGGGCCGCGAGGTGGCCGTGCCGGACAGCCTGCTGCCGGCGTGCAACCTGCTGTACCTGGCCGAAGTGGCGCCAGCGAACAGGCTGCCGCTGTAGCGCCTGCTGCAGCCTCGGCGCCGACGGCGGGCCAGCAGCAGGCCGTGGCCATCGCTCAACAGGGCAGCGAGGCGCGGCGCGAGCATCTGCTGGCCGCCAGCGAGCGCTGGACTAGCATGTCGGCGGCCGAGCGCCAGGATGTGGCAAAGGCCGCGAAGGGGCTGAACGCACCAGCACGGGCGGGCGCTCATACGCGGGCATGGGCTGACCTGGCGCCCAAGGTGCGCGAGAAGCTGGCCGCCGCCATGCCCGATGCTGTTGCAGCACCTGCAGCACCTGCAGCACCTGCAGCACCTGCAGCCCGCGCGCCAGCACGTTCCGTGGAAGGCCGCGAGCTGGGAGGCGGCTGGGCTGAGTTCTCCCGCGACTCGGGCTCCATCGGCGTGCCGCGCGCGGAGATGCCGCAGATCCGAGCAGAGCACCGCGGCGCCATGGTCAACTTCATGAATGCCCGCGGCATTGCTCACCAGGAGGAGAGCGTGCAGGCCTCCAGTCTCAAGCCCACGCAGGCGGAATTCAGCCGCGAGCGCGTGGCGCGGGCCAGGGACTTCGAGGGCGGAAACCGCTCTATCCTCGTCTCGCGCGATGGGCATGTGCTTGACGGCCACCACCAGTGGCTGGCTGCGCGCGAAGCCGGCGAGGACGTGAAGGTGATCCGGCTGGATGCGCCCATCCGCGAACTGCTGGACGCCGCGCGCGAGTTCCCCAGCTCCACGACCAGCGAGGGTGCGGCCCAGGGTGCGGCTCCAGCCTCTGCTGCAGCAGCCAAGCCAAAGCCTCGCGGCGTCCTGGCCAAGAAGGCTGCCGCTGAGGAAGCGGCGCGCGCCGACTACTTCACCCCGGGCAACATCGTGAAGGGCTACGGGGATAGCCATGTCCGCGTGGTTTCATACACGCCGGCCAATGTCGATGGCGTCTGGAGCGTGACGGTACGCCAGGTGGAGAAGCAGGGATCGGGCTGGCAGGACGTGCCGGGCGTGCGCGAACGCACCCATGCCACGCCGCCCAGCGCGCGCGAGCTGAAGGCCGGGCCTGTGGAGCGCACCGAGGAACTGCCGTTCCGCCGTGGCGAATCCGATGGCCAGGGCCTGACCGATGACCAGATGGCGAATCTGTTGCGCATCATGCGGCCGGAGCCGGCGGCGTTTTCCGAAGCTGCACGGGCCCAGGCCGTGGGCCAGGTGCGCGAGACGGTGGATGCCATACGCAAGGGTTGGAGCAACGGGCCAGAAGTCGTCGTGGCCTTCGACATGAACGACCCGGCTGTGCCGGAGGCGGCGCGGCGCGCGGACTTGCGCCAGCGCAGCGGCGGGGCCAGTGGCGCGCCCGAGGGCTTCTACTGGCGCGGCAAGGCCTACCTGCTGGCCAGCAAGCTGAACACGCCTGCAGACGCGGCACGCGTGCTGCACCACGAGGTGCTGGGCCACCACGGCCTGCGCGGCATGTTCGGGCCGGAACTGAACAAGATCCTCAACCAGGTGGTCACCATGCGCCAAGCCGAGGTGGCGGCCAAGATCAAGGAATATGGGCTGCGCGGCGTCACGGACCTGAGCCGGCGCCACGCGGCCGAGGAAGTGCTGGCCGAGATGGCCGAGAAGACGCCGCAGCTGCATTTCGTGCGCCGTGCCGTGGCCACCATCCGCAACTGGCTGCGGGCCAACGTGCCCGGGTTCGGGCGCCTGAAGCTGTCGGACGCCGACATCATCCAGGGCTACATCCTTCCTGCACGCGATTTTGTGGAGCGCGGGCAGCGTGCCGCGACCGACCGCATCGAGCCTGTGTTCAGCCGTGGCGCGGCCGAGATGTCGCTGGTGGACAAGGCTCGCGTGCTGCAGGGTGAGCCCGTGGCCGTGCTGCGCGGCGATGAGGCGCCCCAAGGCTATCCGCTACTGCGTGCCTGGGCAACCAAGGTGTTCAAGGATGCCGGCGGCCAGGCCGTCAATCCTGAGCTGGGCGCCGTGGTGCTGGACGAACGCGGGGTGCGTGACAGCATGGCTCATGGCATGAACCCGTTCAAAGCTGCTGCATTTGCCGCAGTACCTCGGATTCTGGAGCAGGGCGTTGTGGTTGCTGAGGGCCGCGCCAATGACGTGCAGAGCTACTTCGTGAGCGCTCCTGTGCAGATCAAGGGGGTAGATGACATCGTCACAGTGCTGGTGCGCCAGGACGTGAACAGCCGCAGGATGTACCTGCATAGCGTCATCACAAAAGAAAATCTCCTGAAGGCCAGGGATTCCGGGGCCGGTGCCGAAGCACCCGAGGAGCGATCCGGCAAGGTCACTTCAGGAGACGTGGCCAGTGTACTGCGGGGGCTCCTGCAGATCAACACGCGGGAGGCCGCCGGCCGAGATGGTGGTGAAGACCTCATGTTCAGCCGCTCCCGGTTGGCCGAGATCAAGGACAGCGCTCTGGACCAGCTCCAGAAGACGATGTCCCACCCTGGCAAGGTCTCTGTCTGGGACAAGACCATCGGCACCATGCGCCACCTGGCTGAGCGTGCGCCAGCCTTCAAGCCGGTCTACGAGACCGCCCAGCGCAACATCGATGACGTGTCCATGCTGGCCAACGATGCGGCTGACCGGGCGCCACGCCTGCTCCCGCGCGTGGACACCATCGGCGACCTGGTGGGCAAGAACCGCAAGACGCCTGTTTCCGCCGCCGACAACAAGGCCGTGGCGAAGCCTCTCTTTGAGGGCACGCTGCTGTGGGGCCGGGACGTGGACGGCAAGGCCGTGCTGGTGGACGAACTGGCCAAGAAATACGGCAACCTGCCCGCCGACGACAAGGCCCAGCTGCTGCTGCGCGCCGGACGCCTGGACGACCGCATGCTGCGCGCTTGGCGCGGTCTGCCGCTGGCCCAGTACGAAGCGCTGGTGAATTCGCGCTTCGAGAGCAAGATGCTCAAGGCCGGCGCGGTATGGACGGATGCCGAGCTGCAGACGATGTTCGGCGCCACGCCCAACCAGATTGCCCTGTACCGCGAGGCCCGCGCGGCCATTGACCGCTCCATCGACATGACGGCCCGCGCGGACATGATGCGCGCGCTGGGCGACGAGTACGCCGGCCTGCGCGACATGGTGCTGGACGCGCCCAAGCTGTCCGATGCTCTGGAGCTGCTGACCACCACGCTGCAGGAGGATGCCAAGGCCAAGCCGGACCTGGCCGAACGGCTGCTGCAGCTCAACAACATGGTGGTGGACCGCGCGGCCACGGCCAAGGATCTGCAGGACGGCGGGTATGCGCCGCTGTCGCGCTTCGGTCGGTACACGCTGGACGTGGTTGACCAGGATGGCAACCGCCAGTACTTCGGCATGTACGAGTCCAAGAAGGATTCCAACCTGGCCAAGATCCAGATGGCCCAGGCCTTCCCCGGCGCGGTGATCACGCAGGGCACCATGAGCCAGCAGTCCTTCAAGCTGTTCGCGGGCATCACGCCCGAGACGCTGGAGATCTTCAAGGACATGGTGGTGGGCAAGGAGGCCGACGCGGCCACGCGCAAGGTGTTCGATGAATACCTGAAGCTGACAAAGAACAACCACAGCGCCTTGAAGCGCCTGATCCAGCGCAAGGGCATCGAGGGCTACAGCCAGGACGTGGGCCGCGTGGTGGCCAACTTCATCTACAGCAATGCGCGCCAGGGCGCGGCGGGCCTGAACGCCGGCACCATGGATCGCGCGATCAACGACATCCCGAAGGAGCAGGGCGAGCTGAAGGACCTGGCCATGGGCTTGCGCAGCTACATCCGCGATCCCCAGGAAGAGGGCCAGGCCGTGCGCGGCATGCTGTTCGCGCAGTACCTGGGCGGCTCGCTTGCCTCGGCTGCCGTGAACATGACCCAGCCCTTTGCGGTGACCCTACCCTGGCTCAGCCAGTTCGGTGGCATCCGTGCGGCCAGCGGCCAGATGGCCAGGGCCCTGAAGGACATGGGCACGCGTGGCATGAAGTACGAGACTGACCTGGCTCATGCGCTGAAGTCCGCCGAGGACGACGGCGTGGTCTCGCCACAGGAAGTGCACCAGCTCATGGCCCAGGCGCGCGGCGCGGGCGGCCTGCGCTCTGGTGACGGTACGCGGGCCGGGGATGCGCGCGCGGCTGCTGGCAATGCCTGGGAACGCGCCAAGGTGGCCTGGGGCCAGCCCTTCGCCCTGGCCGAGCAGTTCAACCGGCGCTCCACCTTCATCGCGGCCTTCCGAATCGCCAAGGCTCAGGGTATGGATGACCCGGGCGCCTTCGCGCGCAAGGCCGTGCTGGAGACCCAGTTCGTCTATTCCAAGGCCAACAAGCCCCAGTGGGCACGCGGCGCCGTGGGCGGCACGCTCTTCACCTTCAAGACCTATTCCGTCAGCTACCTGGAGCTGATGCAGCGGATGTGGAAGCAGGGAGGGCCAGAGGGCAAGCGCGCGGTGGGCTGGGCCCTGGCCATGCTGCTGCTGATGGGCGGTGCGGGCGGCGTTCCCTTCATGGAGGACGCCGAGGACCTGATCGACGGCGTGGGCCAGATGATGGGCTACAACCTCAGTTCCAAGCAGTGGCGCAAGGAGGCGCTGGCCGGCATCGTGGGCAAGGAGCTGGCCGAGTTCCTGGAGCAGGGCGTCTCTGGACTGCCAGGTGCTCCCATCGATGTTTCCGGGCGCCTGGGCATGGGTAACCTGCTGCCCGGCACAGGCCTGCTGCTGACCAAGCAGAGCCGCGAGCGGGATCTGCTGGAGGTGGTGGGGCCGGCGGGCGATCTCGTGATGCGCGGCTTCAAGGCCGGAGGCAAGGCACTCACGGGCGATTTCGGAGGCGCCGCGCTGGAGGTCTTGCCCACGGCCGTGCGCAATGCTGCCAAGGGCCTGGATATGGCCGCCAGCGGCATGTACAAGGACACCAAGGGCTACAAAGTGATCGACACGACTTTGGGCGAGGCTGTGGCCAAGGCCATCGGGTTCCAGCCCAAGAGTGTGGCTGAGATCCAGGAGGTCAATGGCTTCATGCAGCGGTCCAAGAGCTTTTACATCCAGACCAGCAGCGAGATCAAGGCGCAGTGGGCTGATGCACTGTTCCGAAAGGATGAGAGTGCCCTGGCTCGGGTGCGCGAACGGCTCGAAACTTGGAATCGAAATAATTCAGAGCAACTTATTGTCGTAAAAATGCCTGACGTATGGAAAAAAGTGCGCGAGATGGCTAAGCCACGGACAGATCGAATTGAGGAAACAGCCCCCAGGGCAATTCGGCGGCAACTGCGTGACATGACGACAGATGTCCACTAGTCCAAGTACGCAAGAGTAGTGCGCCCGCACTTGCAGTTGCCATTGATGTTGATGTCGCAAGGAACATTGCATTTTCCTGACGGTTAATGAGCTTTCCCATGGTGTGGGAGCGGAAAGCTCAATACCATTGAGCTTTTAATAGCCAAAGAGGAGTTCCGATGAGATTAATGAAAAATGGACTTGTGGTGGCTGCATCGGCTTGCGTTGCTGTATCAGCGTCTGCCTTTGACTTAACTACGCAGATGTCTCCCAGTCTGTGGGTCGCTAGCAATCATGATACTCAGGCTGCTGTTGGACCAGCCGTTGGAAGTTCGGCCGTCCCCCAACCATCTTGGGCGGTGTTGCAGTGGTATTTGGCACAAGGCAATCAGCCTACGCTTCCGCCCTCATATACATTCAAATATCTTCCAAACCAAGGCGGGTGGAATAACTATGTCAATAGCATATTTCAAGGCTCAAATAGCAAATGGACATTGAGCAATGCCACATCCTTGGTTGAATACAACGCAGTGGATCAACCTTGGTTAAACGGTACCTATAGGTTGTTATCAAATGGTATTGATGCGGTAGAGTTTCCATGCGGAGGAGAATTTGATCTTTGGCTGTCACCAAAAGGGCCATTGAATGACCTTGGGCCGCTGGCATCCTCAGCACCCAATGGATTCACGCCATTGCCTAACACAATTTCTGGCCTCAGTAGTCTTTTGTTGAATGTTGGAATTGACATCAAGGATGAGCGGGTTATTCCAAGGTGCACGAATCCGGCAATTAATCAGATCGCATACGCAGTCACTTTTTTTCTTAAGAATGTCAGTAATGGCAAAAATTTCTTCTACAGCTTGACATTTCGAGACTCTCGTATTACCCAGATGCCAACGAACGGCTACTATGAAGGCTTTGCTGATGCCGGTGGGAATGTTGGAGCTGGCGACTACATAACCAATTTGGCAGGTTCAATTGTGCCTCCTGCCCCGGGTGTGGGTCGCGTAGCTTATGCTAATCTCAACATTCTTCCAAGGCTAAAGCAAATAATTGCAAATGGCTGGGTTTATGATGGTGCTGGTCCAAATAAAATATATTTCGATGGAAATGTTTCAAACTGGCGAGTTGATGGGGTATTCATAGGTCAAGCAGTTTGGGGCGGTGCACTCGGAGAAAGTCAATGGGATAATTTCAAGGTTCAGGCGTTCCAATAAAATCACCTAATCTAGAAAATTCCCTGGCCGCAGTTTGCGGCCTTTTTTCATGTATCGATAAATTACTTCATACGCTAAGTATGCCGTTGCTTGTCAGTGTGGGCAGATGTGCTCCGGCTAGGGTTCGCCAATACAGGCGCGCGCCGGAACACTGCAGGTATTGCATCAGCCAACATCTGCAGGAGCTTCCAATGTCGAACACCAGCTATCCGAAGGGCATGGAGAAGCTTCTCTCCGGCTCCGTCAATGCCTCCACCGACACATTGAAGGCCGCGCTGCTGCCCAGCGGCTACGCCTTCAGCGTGTCGCATGAGTTCGTGAGCCAGCTCGGCTCGATCATCGGCACGGCCCAGCCCCTGCTCAACAAGACGATCACGGGCGGGGTGCTGGATGCCGATGATCTCGATTTCGGGGCCCTGGCGCCGGGCTCGACCATCGGCTCGGTCGTGATCTTCAAGGACACGGGCAACACTTCCACGTCGCCGGTGCTGTTCTTCCTGGATACCGTCACTGGCCTGCCCATGGCCACCAACGGCGGCGCCGTGACCATCCCCTGGGACAACGGCGTCAAGAAGATCGCGCGCATCAATCTGCCGATCTACCCGAAGGGCGCGGAGAAGATGTGGGCGGGCTCCATCAACTTCTCTGCAGACGACATCAAGGTGGCGCTGTTGCCCAGCTCCTACGTCTACGACGCTGCCCACGAGTTCCTACCGGATGTGGGTGCCGTGATCGGCACGGCCCAAGCGCTTGCCAGCAGGACCGTGACGGGCGGCGTGTTCGACGCGGCCGATGCCAACTTCGGGGCGCTGGCCAGCGGCTCGACCATTGGCAGCGTGGTGCTCTACAAGGACACGGGCACGGCGGCCACGTCGCCGCTGATCGCGCGCGTGACGGATGTGCTGGGCCTGCCGCTGGCCACCATTGGTGGCGGCCTGGTGCTGCAGTGGTCCAACGGCGCCGCGCGCATCTTCTCGCTGGTGCCGGCGTAAGGAGGCAGGGCCATGGACCTGTTTTCCAACAACGCCGAGACCGTGCTGGCCTCGGCCCTGACCAACGACAGCGGTGATCCGGGGTACGGCACGATCGTGACCACGGGCGCGGGCCTGGACGGCTTTGCCAACCCCAGCGGCACGCGATCCCTGCGCGCGACCATCACGGACGCCACCATGCCCGGACAGTGGGAGGTGGTGCGGATCCGCCAGATCGACGGCGTGAATCTTGTGGTAGATCGCGGGATCGAGTTGCCATGGGATGCCGGCGGCCCCATGGCTTGGCCAGCTGGTGCCAAGGTCAGCGTGCGGCTCACGGCGGGCATGCTGGAGTCCTTCCTGCAGATGCAAGAGTCGGGCTTCTTCGGCCAGGTCCTGAGCGGCGCTGACCGGTTCGCGGCGCTCGGCTATCCCGCTCTCAAGAGCGCGTGGCCGCAATTGCTGGCGAATCCCACGTCCGACTGGCACCGCGCGGGCAACGGCATGCCCATCGTGGGCGGCTCAATGTTCGTGGACCTGGGCACGCCGCCGGCTTGGGCTGTGGGCAACTTCGGCCACGGGGACGTGGTGGTGCCGGGCACACCCGATGGTTGCCAGTACTGGGCCTGCACGAACCAATCGAACGCCGTGTATGCGGATGCGGTGCCGGACTTCCAAGGCATGGGCACGCATGTGCCGCTGGACCCCACCGACCCGTCGTTGGGCTACTGGGTGCCAGTGCAGATGCCGGTGGATCTGCTGGTGCGGTTTGAGGGCGTGCGCATCGTGGTCGAGGAGGTCGGGTTCATCGCCAGCGTGGTGACGGCCACCACGCCGCCAACGGTCTCCATCGGCTCGGACCTCGGGTTCTCCGATGCGCGGCCCACGCGCTTTGCCAATGCGGTCTCGCTGTCGCAGATCACGGCCGGCGGCGAGTCCCACCGCATCCCCATCGCTGTCGGTGGGCAGTTGTCGGATTCCCTGACCTTCCGACTCGACACGCCTGCTGCTGGTGGCCGGTTCTCGGGCCGGTTCTACTGGCGCGGGTTCTACGTCGAGGGCTGATCTCATGAGCTATCCGCTCATCAACGGCGCAGCCATCAACGGCGAGGGGGCTGGCGAGGCCACGGTCGGCATTGACCTGGTGACCTTTGGCCAAGCCGTCGCCGTGCCTGCGCTGTTGGCAGCCGGCGCGCAGCCGATGGAGCTGGGCACGCCGCGAATTGTGCTGCCCCTGCGGCCGCCAGGCCTGGATCTTGTCAACGCAGGGCAGGCCACGGCGCGCTACAACACGGTCCTGCAGCCGCCGGGCATTGATCTCGTCACAGGGGGGCAAGCTATGGCGGAGATGGTGCTTGAGGCGCAAGGCGCGCAGCCACTTGAGTTGGGCGTGCCGCGCGTGCGCAATGGCTTGGATGCATCCCTGGGCATCGAAGGGCTGGACCTCGTTCGCACGGACTTCGCAGTCATTACGCTGGAGCAGGTCGCACCCGACCAGGTTGTGCAGGCCCGCAGCGGCCGCCCTCTGGAGATGGGCACGCCGGAGGCTCGGCCCGGCGCAGTGACGGTGCAAGCTGTCAGCGCTCAACCCCTGGCGCTGGGCGTGCCAGGCGCAGGTATCCGGCTGCAGGCCCAGGGTGCGCAGGCGCTGGAACTCGGCATGCCCGCCGCGGGCACGCGCATTCAAGCTGGCGATGCCCGACCTCTGGAGCTTGGCGTGCCGACGGTGGCTGTGGCGTTGGTGGTTGAGGGCATCGACCTCGTGCGCGCGGGCGCTGCCAGGATCGAATTGCCAACGGCACAGCTTTTGGCCGCCAGCGCCTATGTTCTGGAGCTGGGCTCCCCAGGACTGCCTTCCACAACCGTCCGCGCACGCGCCAGTTTCCCGCTGCAGCTGGGCATGCCGGCCGTGGCCAGGGGGGGCACATGCTGACCTTCGAGAAATTCAGCGGCATCAACAACGTGCTGCCCGAGCACCGCCTGGGCGGCGATGCGCTGCTGGCGGCCGAGAACGTGGACATCGGGCTCACGGGCGAGATCACACGCCGCTCCGGCATCACCCAGGTATCTGACCTCTGCCACAAGAACCTGCACCAGGCCCGCGGGTTCATGCTCGCCACGGTGGGCTCGCAGCTGACGGCGATCCATCCCGACGGTGCGCGCCACGTTATCCACCCATCTCTTGGGCCTGATCGGGTCTGGTATTGCAACCTCCCCGACGGCCGCACGACCTGGACGAACGGCCTGATCCAAGGTGTGACCGATGGCTTGGTCAACCAGGAGCGCAGCGTGCCCACGCCGGCGGGCCTGGGCGCGCCAGACGCGGCCTTCGGGCAGTTGCACCCGGGCCAGTACCGCTACCACCTCAGCCATGTGCGCCTGGCTGACCGGCTCGAAGGCCCGGCCATCAGCTCGGCGCCCATTGAGATTGCCGACGGTGGCCTGCGCCTGGACGGTCTGCCGGTGCGCGAGGGTTACGCCTTGAACGTCTACCTCTCCGGCCAGGACGGGGAGGGTGCCTATCTGGCCGGCGTTGCCACGGGCAGCAGCTTTGAAGTCAACAGCCCCAATTCGGCCCTGGTGCTGCCCTGCCGCACGCTGGGCGCTCAGCCGTTCCCTGTGGGCACCATCACCGCCGCGTGGCGTGGGCGCGTGGTTGTCGCCCAGGGCAATGTGCTGTGGGCCAGCCGGCCCATGGCGTCGCACCTTGCCGACTGGCGTGACTTCCGGTCCATGCCTGCGCCGATCACCGGCATCGTGCCCGTGGACGATGGCATTTATGTGGGCACGGCCGAGGATCTGGTGTTTCTGTCGGGGACCACCTTCGACCAACTGGTCTATCTGGAGCGCCAAACTGGGCCTGTCGTGCCGGGATCAGCTGTCGCGGCGCCGGGGCGCTACCTGAAGTTGGGCGATGGTGTGGGCGCAGGCCCGGCGATGGTATGCATCGCAGGCGGCGAGGTCGTGGCTGGTTTTGCGGGCGGCCAGACAGCCAGCCTCACGGCCAACCGCTTCAAGACGCCGGTGGTCGAAGTCGCTGCCACGTTCCGCGTTGTGAACGAGATCCCGCAGTACCTGGCGGTGCCTCAATGACGATCTGGGACCCGCACACCTATAAGCCCGGCGGCGTGACCATCGGCGCGGTGGTCCCGCCGGCGCTGCGCGTGCACGGCTCGCCGGCCTCGGCCAACCAGCTTGGCATGGCTCAGGCGGCCTTTTACCGCTTCTGCATGATGGCGCGGCTGTCGGTCGTGCCCAATCCAGTGGAGGCCGGTCGGCTGCCCGACGGCACGGCCTATCGCATCGTGCGCATCGGCAACTCGACCACCATGGAGATCTGGCCCGCCAGCGAGGACGAAGACCAGCGCAGCAGCGGCATTGCCCTGGTGCTCACCTACCTGGACGGCAGTGTGATCCCCGGCCATCACAAGGATGGCGAGCCGACCGTTTACCTGCTCACGCCGGGCGTGACCAAGGGCACGCGCAACACTACTGGCCGCTGGTTGGTGCGCAGGCCGCCATCTGTGGCAGGCGGGAAGGCGGTCAATGCCGATGCCAGCGGCCGCCAGTATTTCGCGGGGGTGCCTGGGGTGAGCGACAGCAATGTGCCGCTGGCGCGCATGCCGGGCCTGAGCCTGAACGGACAGGCCTACACCCACGAGTTCATGTACGGCGACCTCCCGGTGTTCCGCAACTTCAGACAGGTTGCTATTTCCGGCTCCAGCATGTCGCCCATCCCATTTGTGCACACGACACAGGATGGACGGCAGTTGGCCATGCACATCGGGTTGGCAACAGAGTCCGCTGGCGGGGTGATTCGCTACCGCATGAGCCTGCGCGCCGGGCCGCTGGTGAGCACCGGCACGGCGGCGGTGGGCCCAGTGGTCTGGAGCCAGTTGCTGGACCAGGGCCTGGCGATCGACTTTCGCACGTTCACGTTTCGCGATGACGGCCGCGCTGCGCGTGCGACAGGGCTGAAGGGCGGCAAGACGGCCTTGCTCAACATTGCGATCTCAGCCACAAGCCTTTCGGTGTCTGTGGAGCGCACGGTGCCGGACAACAGCAAGGTTGGCACCGCCTACAACTTCTCATTCAAGGACGAGATTTTGGGAGAGCCGGCGACGCCCGGCTACTTCACCCAGCATTGGGAGATTTTCGGCGTCGGGGATGGCAGTGCCGAATATGGGAGCACCACGCCTGTGAATACCGAGGAGATTTACCTGGGGCCAGGGTCGGACTATGGCCGCGGAGACTTCACATTTTCCCGATATTTCCCAGCATTGCATTCGTACAGTCGGCGCGGGAAATCTCTGAATCTTGGCGATAGTCCAAGGCTCACTACGGTGTCGAGCTACGCAGACCGGTATACGAGCAATCTCATCGTCTCCGTTGTCTCGCCCACCACCCCGTTGCACACAAAAGACACCATCGTCGAGACTTCGCGGCGCCGAGACACAGCATCCACACTTTCAGGAACGCGCGTGCTGCAGTTGGATGAAGACCTGCTGCGCGTTGAGAGCGAAGCCATCTCGCAGGACACGACCACAAGCATCAGTGGCGGAGGCTCCAGCTATATCGACACAGGCGGAGACTCGGTCCTCTACGAGGATCTAGAGTCTGGCGTGATCGTTTACTACGACATGCGGCGCGAGCGTTGGCTGGCGTGGGACTACGTCGCGGATCCGTCGACCTCGGCTGGCTACAGGCGCGAGTACACGCGTTCCGAGACGAAGAACGAGACACGCTTTGTCGTGGAGTGCCGCGGCGCGAAGCTGGTTGAAAAGGACCATGACCCGGACGGTGCCTATCGGCATGTCGTTTTTCTCGCGGCGGATCCCATGACGGGGGCTCTCGCGCTGAACGTCCAGGAAGTCCACGCAGAAACGCGGCAAACACGCGAAAGCTGGATCTTCCTGATTGACGACCAGGGCGCAAAACGTCTCTCCAGTGTCATGGGCATCCCCTCTGGCACAGCCGTCAAGGTACGGCGCAACTCGGACTTGATCTCCGTATGAACACCCTCGTTTGCAACACCCTGAGCGGGGCCGTGTCCGAGTACACGCGCCATGAGTTCCATGCCATCACTGCCACCCACGGAGGCAGCGCAGCGGGGCTATATGCCTTGGACAGCGGTGATACCGATGATGGCCTGGCCATCGTTGCCGAATTGCGGCTGCCAGCAACCATCCGCGAGAGCACGCTGAAAAAGCACCTGGAGATGGTCTATCTGTCCATGCGGGGGCGCGGCTGCGCGCAGTTCGCGGTGCTTGGGCCGAACGCGGAGCGCTGGGCCTACAGCTTCCCCCTCGTGGCCTCCGGCCAGACGCGGTGCCAGCCGGGCCGCGGCATCCGCCAGAACTACCTGGGCTTTGGCCTGAGCACTCCGGCTGGCCAGGCCTTCACGCTCGATCGCATTGAGGTTGCGACCGTGTCTTCGAAAAACCGCCGCGTAGGAGCCTGACATGGCATTGGATCTGAATGGACCCGCAGAGATCGTCCAGGACAAGTACGAGCGCAGTGTTGCGCTTGCTGACACAGCGTCCAAGGAAGTGGCGTCGTTCACTGACCAGTTGAACAACAGCATTTACAAGCCGCCGCAGATCGATGTGCGCTGGCAGACGTTGGCTGCGCCGAACCTGCCGCCCATCCCGGACATGCCAGCGCTGCCCGATGTGACGCTTGTAGAGCCCGCCGACATGCCCGGGCCGCTGTCGGCACAGATACGGGACGTGCCCATCGACGGGTTCGATGTGGTGCCGCCCACGCTCAACTTCGGGCAGGCCCCTGTTTTGACCATCGGCCAGGCGCCGACACTGCCTCAGTTGCGGGACGTAGCCGTGCCTGATGCGCCGGATGTGGTGCTGCCTGGTGCGCCGGAATTCCTGCAGTTGCAGACGCACACGTTTGGAGGTGTGGATCTGCATGAGGACTGGCTTGCCAAGCTGGACGACATCCCCACGCTGTCCGTGCTGCAGCCCACGCCGTTCCAGTACCAGTCGGGAGCCAAGTACGCATCACAGCTGCTGGACAATCTGAAGGCCAGCCTCAATGCACGTCTGCAGGGCGGCACCGGCATCCTCCCTGCGGTCGAGCAGCAGATCTGGGATCGTGCGCGCGATCGCGAAACGGCCCTGGCGCTGGCGCGCGAGCAGGAGGTGTTGCGCGGCGCCGAAGCTCTGGGCTTCCCGCTGCCCAGTGGCGCGCTGGCGGGCCAACTGGCGGACGCGCGCCGCGAGTTCCACGACAAGCTGTCGGGCCTGTCGCGTGATGTGGCCATCAAGCAGGCCGAGATGGAGCAGCAGAACGTCAAGGACGCCATCACCCAGGCCCTGCAGTTGGAGACTACGCTGCTGGACGACGCCTACAAGCTGGAGATGCTGGCGTTCGAGACCGCCAAGACCACGGCAGACAATGCCCTGGCCGCCTTCAATGCGGCGGTCGAGCACTACAAGGCGCTGCTGGCAGGGTACCAAGCCTATGCTGCCGCCTATGACACGGTGATCCGGGCCGAGCTCAACAAGGTCGAGGTCTACAAGGCCATGCTGGCGGCCGAGCAGACCAAGGCCGACATCAACAAGTCCCTGGTGGATCGCTACCGCGCCGAGATCGACGGGCGCATGGCGGTGGTCGAGATCTACAAGGCCCGCGTGGGCGCGGCCCAGACCCTTGTCGAGCTCGAGCGCGCACGCATCCAGGCCGGGGGCGAAGAGGTCAAGGCTTTCGTGGCCACGGTCAATGCACAGACAGCACTGGTTGACATCTACAAGACCCGGGTGGGAGCTGAGACTGCGAAGGTGGACGCTTATCGTGCGCTCACGCAGGCCTATGCATCCAAGGTGGGCGCCCAGGCCGAGCAGGCACGCGTCGAGGTGGCCCGGTACCAGGCCCTGATCTCGGCCAAGGGTCTCGAATGGGACGGGTGGAAAGCTCGCCTGTCCGCCGCCACTGCGCGTGCCGAAAGCGCGGCTCGGCAGTCCGCAATCCTTGTCGACGGCTACCGCATCGGCGCAACTGCCGCTGAGGCTCAGGCGGCATCGTATGCGCGTCGATGGGAGTCCGAGATCAAGCAATACGAAGCCGGGATGAACATCACGTACCAGGTTGCCAGGACCAACAATGATGCCGTCACCCATGCCAACGATGCGCGCATGGAGGCCGCGAAGGTGGGCCTCACTGCAAAGGCCCAGCAACTGGCCAGCGCCTTGTCGATGGTGACAGCTCAGGCCCAGATTGATGGCCGTGTCAGCTGGAACTACAGCGGTCAGATCTGATGCCGCCCCCGGCTAGGGTTCGCTCCTTGGCACCCTGGCCGGGACACTGCGGAGCATGACGACACCGGCATGCCTCAGCTTTTCGATCTACCAGGGCGCCACCTTCCGCGAGGAGCTGGAGCGCGTGACCGTGCCCTATGTGGTGCGCGAGGAATGTGGTCGTCTGGTGGATGCGTGCACAGGCGCTGCCGTGCCCGATGCCGACATCACCCGCGAGGACTACACCGGCTGCACGGCGCGCGTTCAGCTGCGCCGCGAGATCGATGACCCGGAGATCCTGCTGGAGCTGAGCACGGCCAACGGCGGTATAGAGCTGGATGGCGCCTGGCTGCGCCTGCTGATGACGGCCGAGCAGACGGGCGCCTTTGTCTATGGCGACATGCCGCCAGGATGGACCTCGTGCGTGGGCCAGGTCGAAGTCACGCGACCGAATGGCGACGTGGAGCGCCAGTACGAATTGCGCTTCGGGTTGTATCCGGAGGGCACCAGGTGACCACCATCGTTTCCAGCCGTCCAGGCCCAACCATCGTCGAGCGTGAGACCTCGATTGTGGTGATGCGCAGGGGCGGAGAGACCGCGGCGGTGCGGCAGCCGGCTCCCCCGGCCGTTGTTGTGACCCGTGGAATTCCTGGTCCGCGCGGTCTGCGTGGAGTGCCTGGGCCGCCCGGCGGCGCCACCACTGTCAAGGTCGGCCCGCTGCCCATCAGCGGCCACAGCGTGGTGGCCTGCGACAGCGCTGGCGAACTGGTCGCAGCCGACGCTACCAATCCTGCGCACCGTGGCGCCGTGTTGGGCGTGGTGGCCGATGCATACAGCCCTGGCGACGACGCCGTGGTGCAGACCGGCTACGTCCTTGAGCACGCCGGCTGGACCTGGGCGCCCGGCCCGGTGCTGGTCGGGCTGTCGGGGCAGCTGGCCCAGGCCCCGCCCGCTGGCGCGCTCTTCGCTCAGGTCATCGGCCAGGCGCTGTCTTCCACCCGCGTCCTCATCGACATCAACCCACCAATCACCCTTGCTTGAATAGGAGTCCACCATGGCTGGCAAGAAATTTCTCCGCATCGTCAACAACTTGGTCACCGAGGTGCTGGGCATCCAGACATCGGCCGGCGCGGCCAATGCCGGCGACATCGTGGCCCTGGATGACTCGGGCCGTATCGACAACAGCATGATGCCCGTGGGCATCGGCGCGGACACTGCCGTCATCGCCGCCAGCGAGGCACTCGCGGCCGGCGATTGGGTCAACGTATGGAACAGCACGGGCGCGAAGGTCCGCAAGGCCGACGCCACCACGTCTGGCAAGGAGGCCCACGGCTTCGTGCTGGCCGCCGTCACCAGCGGTGCCAACGCTACGGTGCACTTCGAGGGCACGAATACCCAGGTCACCGCCCAGACCCCTGGGCCTGTATTCCTGCAGACCACTGCGGGCACGGGCGGCGCCACGGCGCCCAGCGCATCGGGCAACGTGGTGCAGCGCCTGGGCGTGGCCGTGAGCACCACCGCCGTGAACTTCGAGGGCGGCGTGCCCGTAGTTCTGGCCTGATCCACCATGGCTTCTCGGCGTCCCCTGGTCAACGTCAGCGGCAGCATCCGCGAGCTGCCCACGGGCGACACGCTGCCCGGCGTGCGAGAGCTGCTCACGGCCGCGCGCACCTACTACGTCCGCACAGATGGAAGCGACAGCAATACCGGCCTGAGCAACACATCGGGCGGGGCTTTCCTCACGATTCAGAAAGCTATTGATGTTGCGACTACAGCCGACCTGAACGGTTTCACAGTCACATTGAAGCTGGGGGATGGAACATATACGCAGCCCCTTTCGCTAAAGCCATTTGTGGGTGCTGGCGAGATTGTCATAGAGGGTAATTCGGCAAGTCCTGGCAATGTCGTGCTATCGACGTCAGCGACTTGCATCAACGCAACAAACTGCGGTAACTACACGATTCAATATCTGCGGCTGCAGGCCACGGCGGGTTACGGAGTCTTTGCCAGCGGCGCGAGGACGGCGCTCACGCTCAAAGGCCTTGTGTATGGGGCTATGTCTGCAGGCGGCATCCATGTCTACATCACTGCGCGCGCATCGGTCACGCAGAACACAACACCCTATTCGATTGTCGGCGGCGCCTATGCCCATATCTATGCGTCCGAAGGCGGATCGATTGAGGCCTCGTCTGCAACTGTGACTCTCACGGGAACGCCAGCGTTTTCCGTATTCGCTTTTGCGGAAAACACAGCCCTAGTCCGACTCGTCGCTAACTCATATAGCGGATCTGCGACGGGATCACGCTATTCCGTTTCTGGGAACGCAATTATGTTCACAGCAGGCGCAGGCGCGTCTTACCTTCCCGGCAGCACAGCGGGCACTGAGGCGACCGGGGGCAGGTATCTATGACGCAATACCAGTTGACGAGCGAGAACTTTGTGTATCGCTTCCGCGACGGCGTGCGCACGACAATCCCGCTCGTCGATCCTGGGCCGGCCCAGCCGCCGAATCCCGACGCCATCGAGTATCGCGCGTGGCTGGCGGCCGGCGGCGTGCCGCTACCTGCCGAGCTGCGGCCGGCAGCCGAGATCGCGGCGGGCCTGCGTTTGGCCTTGGCTGCAGAGTACCGCAAGCACATCCAGGTGATCGCCGCAGGCTACCCGCTGAGCGAGCGGGAATCGTGGCCGGTGCAGACGGAGGAGGCGAGGGCGCTTGAATCCGACCCAGCAGCGGCCACGCCCTGGATCGACGCTGCAGCGCTGGCACGCAGGCTGGACCGCCTAGTGTTGGCCGAGCGCATCCGCGAGAAGGACGACAAGTACCGGCAGGTGCACGGCCTGCTGACGGGCACGCGCCAGCGCATCGAGGACCAGATCGATGCGGCAGCCGACGACGCCCTGGCGCTGGCGCAGATCGATGTCGCGGCCGGCTGGCCTGCGGCCCCCGTGTAGGGTTCGCCAGCGCGGCCCGGCCCCGGAATCATCGGGTCCATGAAAACTGAAACCCTCGAAGCCATTGGCGCGGCAGGAAACAAGGCGACGATCCTTGGTGGATCTGTCGCCGTGGCCGGCAAGATGTCTGCGGCAGACCTCGCAGCCTACGTCGGGGCTCTGGTGGCAATCATCGGCCTGTTGATCACCTGGTTCTATAAGCGTGAGGCCGCCAAGCTCCGGCGCGCTGATGACGCTCGCAGGGAACGGGAGTTTCTACGCAGGGATGCCGAGCGGCAATTGCGCATGGACCTGATGCGAGCCACAGGCGCCCCGGCGCAGCACTACGACACAGATTTGGGTGTGCTCGAGGTGGACGAATGAACGCCGGCCGCGTTTCTGCCGCTGGCCTGAGCATCGGCGCCGCCATCTTGGCGTCTTGGATCGTTGCCGAGGGTTTCAGCTCCGCGCCCATCATCCCCGTGCGCGGCGACGTGCCAACCATCGGCCATGGCGCCACGCGCTACGAGGACGGAACCCGCGTGACCCTGGCCGATCCGCCCATCACACGCGAACGGGCGCGCGAGCTGGCCATCAACCTGCTGGAGCAGCAGTACGGGGCTTGCGTGCGCGATTCGCTGGGCGAAACGCTGGTGCATCCGGTCGAGTTCGCCCAGGCCGTGGACTTTGCGGGCCAGTACGGCTGCGGGGCCTGGCGCGGCTCCTCGATGCTGACGCGCACGCGGGCTGGCGACTATGCCGGCGCCTGCCAGGCCTACCTGGCCTATCGCTTCATGACCAGCACTCGGCCCCTGCAGGGCTACGCTGCCTACCAGTGGGGCGCGGGCGGTCAGCCCACCCGGTGGCGCTTCGACTGCTCGGCTCCGGGCAACAAGGTTTGCCGTGGTGTCTGGACCCGCCAGCAGGCGCGGCACGCGGCGTGCATGGATGCGCAGCAATGAGCGTGCGCGCCATCACCCATCTGGCCGCCGCCGGCGCGGCCCTGGCCATCGGCGCCGGCGGTGCGTGGTGGACCCAAGGCCAGCGCTACGGCCTGCAGATCGAGCAGCTGCAGCACCAACAGACCAGCGTGGCGCTGGTCAGCACACAACAGGCCGTCAAGGACATGGCCGGATTCCAGAAAGGGATGAACGATGCACTCGCCAGCTTCCAAGCCACAGGCCAGCGTAACGCGGCCGCGCAGCAGGATCTGGACCGTAGCCTGCGCGAGCTGCGCACTGCTACTGCAGGCATGCGGGGCGACTTTGCCGGCCTCCCCGAGCGCATCGCTGGAGCTGCCCAGCCCGCCCTCGCTCAGTACGCCTCAACCTGCACAGCCGTACTCCAAGAGCTGGCAGACCGAGGTGGACGCATGGCAGAGCTCGGTGCAGACATCGCGCGAAAAGCTGATGGCCATTCCGCTGACGCGACGTTAGTACTACAAGCATGGCCGACAAGACTGCCTTGATTCCGACTGAGTGGCATCGCTCGCACAGAAATTCGTTCCATCGCACGAAGCTGGGTAAAGGTAACTAGAGGTCAGTAGATAGCAAGATTTGGATAAATTTGATCTTCATTAATTTGGTTGTAGTAAAGAATTACTATCTCTACCAATGAATTCCGATGTCATATTCTTGAGGCTACATTGATCAATGCATCGAGTAAGACAATTGGAGGCATGCCAA